ATAATAAATCTCAAAGCCTTACCACCACCAAGTCTAGCCCAAAGCTGGACTGGATTGAACATATCAGGATTTAGAATTGCCATTTTTAATCAAAACTTTTATTTCCTCAAACTTGGCATCTATATATTCTCTAAACGATTCTCTATGTTCTAACTCTTTAATCCTACAAACATTATCATGCTCATCTCTAGTAATAAAAGTTTTCTTGAAACTCCTAATATCAAACCACAAGATACTAAGTAACCCAGCTATCCCAATCCCAATAAAATCACTAATCTCCCTCATATAATCCTCCATCCGTCAAGGGGAGCTTCGTATTCCTTCTCTAACTCTCTATACTCAGCTTCTATATCAGCACTAGACTCAATAGGGGGATTAAAATATCTCTCACCCAACTCCATCATCTCTATAACATAAGCAAAAGCATCCATCACATCCATCCTCTTAGAACGGGGGAACATTAGGAGTTGGGACTCTAACACATCACAGCAAGTCTTGTTGTGGTAGATATAACCTTGTCGGTAGAATGGTACTAGTGCGGCTATTCTCTTGAGCTTACCCTTCTGATTACCACTATCTGCCGGCCCACCTCTTGCCTTCAACCAAATAGGTTCGAAAGCAAACATAGGACCTCTTTTGACTATCTCATTCTTAATTGGTTGTTTTATGAACTCCTCCAACCCTGTAACTTCAATCCCAATAGTGTGGGCGTTCATCCTAAGCTTCATTGAGAACATCTCATCATACAACTCATCAGGATACATCTTTCCAGAAACTATATCCCTAACATAAATACTACTAATTGAATAATCCAATCCAGCAGCTACTATGGCAGAATCAGCACTTTGTAACTTGGCAGTCTTAGCAGGGTCAACCATTATAACAGTTTCAATCTTACTCTTATCTAACTCTGCCTCATTATAATATTGGAAGTATTCTTTCTTGAAGCTAGCATCCTCAGTAGAGATAGGGAGGTTTCTATATTCCCTAAAAAGAACATCTAAAATCCCCTTCTCCTCATGAGCCTTCTTCTCAATAATTATTTCTTCCCTACTCATAAATTCGGGAGCAGTAGGTTCATAATTATCATCAAAAGCTTCTAACCTAATACTCTCCCAATCACTAGAATCAAGCAAAGTTTGTAAGAGGGAGTCCTCATGTTTTAGGGTATCAATATAAACTATCTTCCATCCCTTCTCCAGCCTACTAACTGCCTTCAACAAATCAGCAAAGAACCACTCCTTTCTCTTCCTCCTAATATCCTCATTCTCGATAGTTTCTGGGTCTTCCAAATCATCTACTATTATCAGATCAGGTCGGGAGTTCCTATATAACATACCCCTAACTTGTTGGCCACTACCCCTGGGGTAAACGAGGGTGTCTATGGCTACCCAAGACTTCTTACTAAAACTCTCATCCATTCCAGCAGCGTTTTTCGTCTTAATCCTACCAAACAGACTCCTAATCCCAATATTAGTTGATAACTCAGTTTTCAAATTCTCAGTTTGAGAACAAGCCGCATCAAAACTCATACTAACATAAACTATAAACTTCTTCTGCCGAAATAAGATATTTTTCCCTGCATAAGCCAATCCAACAATAGAAGTTTTTCCAAAACCCCTAGGAGCGGCTATAGCTACTCTAGGAGCATCAGAATCTATCATCTCAAATATAGGATCGTGGATGTTCTTTGCAAATTTGGAGAAAAACCTATCTGGAAATAGGGTTTTAGCTGTCATCTTAGTACTAACACTACAGAGAGCTAAGATATCTCTCAACTCAGAGTCATTCTTGACAGCTTCAAAATCTATTCCTAAGTTGAGTCCCATAACTAGTTCTTCTTAAAGAAATTGGATAGAGTGTCTAACAATCCCGAATTCTTCACAGCTCTCTCACCAAACCAGAAGAAGAGGACTATTATAGTCATAGACTTAACCAACTCCGCTTGAGGTTGAGTGAAGTTGGTTCCAGTCACAAACAAGTAGTCGAGATAACCAACTAGACAAGTGAAAGTAGGTCTAATTAAACCCCTAAACAGAAGCACCGCTGGCCCAATTAGGGGAATATCCTTGTAATCCTTCATGGCCCCTTCATATTGAACCACAAAATTCCTAAATCCACTCTCTATCAAAGCATTAACTTCTGCTTCCTTCTCCTTACTCATAGGTTCGGGCCAAATCCTTTTTAACCCATCCCTAATCAAACCAATACCTTCTCCAATAACATTACTCATCTTTTCTCCCCAAAAGAATAGTGGTTGCCATCCCTATTTCTAAAATCTCCACCCCAGGAGCAAAGCGGGTGTAAACTCTTCCAAAATTCACCAAACCTTCTGTGATCTTCACAACTTCTAAGATAAATCCCATCCTTGAAAAGGTTGAGATCTATCGCCAACCTCTTATAGTGAAAACTCCCCTCTATATGCCCACTCTTCGCCCAAGCATCACCTAAACTAACCTCATACCCACAAGAGTAGATGTAGGAGATTAGGATAGGTAGTAGTTCTGCAAATTTAGATTGTTTCTCCCTAAGTCTCATAATTCGACCTACACCTCTCATGATCCTAATAAGCCTACGCTTCTCATGATCTCCCACGGGTTGCTCACACATCTACTATATTCCCCATCTCACTAGCCAACATCTTCCCTCTCTGCTTGATAGCTTCTATATCCTCCACTGAGAAGTGTCCAACAGCTAACTTCTTGGGTGCTTCATAACCTCCCAAATCCTTAACTATAGTATCTGCCGTGTTCTTCTTAAGACTCATCGAAATCCTACCTTCTTGATCTTCTAAAATCTCCTCATATATCTTAAGAGCTTTAGGAATCATCTTCTTAATCTCTATAGCCACATCTAGAGTCTCCGCATCCCTAGCTCCCTCCATAACCTTCAACTTTGCTTTAGCAATATCAGAATTCATCACTATAGAAACCATCTCCTTGGACATCCCTAACATCTCAGCTATCCTAACATTACTAACTCCCAACAACTTGAGCCTCAACATCTCATTATGCTGAGACCACAAGTTCTTGATCTGATACATCTTCTTCTTCCCCGGCTCTGCCCTCCTCCTATCTCTCTTTTTTAGATTTTCAAACCCATACATAATACAATTCTCCTATTCTGCCTTGAGTGTATCACAAATTTGGTTGTTTGTCAAGGAACTATTTGCCACAAATATTACCTCTTAAACAAATTATTTGTTTAAGTTATCCACGCCAATTACTAGGTTACTAGTTGCTAGTTACTAGGTAGGATAAATGTGGGGAAATGTGGTTTTAGTATTTCTGGAACATTTTGCAAGTATTCCAACCCACGGCGGATTTAGCTCACTTTCCCCCATTGAGTCTATTTTGTTGGTGTTGACATTATATTTCTAGGTGATATATTGTAATCATAAATACCATCATAATGATGGTACGTTCTCTGACAATTGAATACGATTGTGCTCCCACTAGTGGCGTCAAGGTAGACCACTAGGGGGATAACATGCAAGAGATATCAGTATACGATCTCGACTCAGATGATATTGGAAGGGTCAACTTCTCCTGTCGACTTATCAGTAATCGGCAAGAGAGATCTAGTTATATCTATAATGGTAAAAGATATATTGAACCATATGGACATAATTATAGGACTGATATGTATTGGATCGAATGTCGATTAGACGGGGTAAATCTGGGTTCATTATGCATTGACCCATGTTTTACCAACCCAAAAGACTTCTCTATAACTCGGAACCATAACAAAGTACGAGAAGGATACAATCATCTTGTAACTAAAGCTAGAGAGTGGTTCAAACATCAATCTGAATATCAGAAACAAGTTGAGTGGACAATTCAACTAAGAGAAAAAATCGAGAAAGATTGTAAAGAGGGATTTACAGAACCAAAACTAGCATAACAATCACTTCACCCTTGACGTCACTAATGGGAACACAACAAATTGTCATGTCTTCTAGCTTATTCAAATAAAATACTAGGAGGTTAACAAATGAATTTAGAAGATAAGCTAGAAGGGATTGTATTACACAAAAAGTGTAAGACCAGGCTAGATGATTCAATTCCTAAAGATCAGGGAATTGAGACTAGCATAACCGTTGACTTGTCTAAATTGACAATTCAACAAGCGCTCGAAAAGTACGCCATTAAGGCTATCGTCATCGAAGCACAAAAGATTTGGCGTGCTCAAGGTGAAATTCCTAGCGAATTCACCTATATTCCCGAACCCAAAAAACCTCGTCAGGTCAAAACACCTGATGTTGACAAGATGAGCGATGAGCAAGCTTTAATCTTGCTTGAGAAGCTCGAAAAGCGATTCAAAAAGTAATATTAACCTGCTAGAAGGCATGACACAAAAAGCTAGTTCACTTGGTTGGGCTAGCTCTTTTTCGGTCATTGGTACATTTGGGTTGTACGGGCATTTTGTTTGGGAACGTATATGATCATATGGATTGTATCAATATCACCGTACCACGGGGATGCTAGGCCCATTATCACCCGCATATCATATCCATTATAATATCGGTAATCATGATATGATCATGGTCATTGATTATTGGGTGTAGGCATGTAGGCCTACAATGAGTGTACTTATGTATGCCACCCCCCATATCCATATATGGGACGGTCAAAACATTTGTTTAAGAGCTCATACATAACATATACTATACACACATAATATATACTAACACACATAATACATATCATACATCATATACACAACATATATACTACATACAGGATATATCTCTAGTAACATATCAGTAATTAGTTAGTAGTTGTAGTAGTAGTAGTGTAACACCTTAAACAAATGGATTTGGGATATGAGGGGGGGGGGTGGCATACATAAGTACAATGGATGTAGGCATACAATGATTGTATGCATACAATGGGTGTAATAAATAAAATGAGTGTAGGCATATAAAAAATTGGTTGTAGGTATTGACAAGAGGAGATAGATATGGTATAATGGGTTAAAATAGTGGGAGAGGAGGTGTTAATATGAGAGACAAAAAAGAGTATATTATGAGACATCCTCTAGGAGAATTAACCGTAAAAGAGCTCAAGAAAAAAGCTCTGAAGGAAGGTGTCTTCGTCTACGGAGATAAAACACAAATATTGCAGTGCTTTGACCAAAGTAAAGCAATTCAAAGGGTCAAATAAATGACTCACCTGAGCCTATCCTCAGTCCTACCAAACTACCTACCGCTTGGAGTAGATAGGTACTCCAAGCATACCTTCCTAACAAGCAAAAAGGAGAGAAGGAAAATGAAGGAACAATACTGGACTGGTAGTGAACCTAGTTCCTGTCAAATTTGTGGCAGGAGTTTAAACTTTTACTTCATAGATGGAAAGGTGAAGGAAGAAAGTTGGGCCTATATGTGCTGTGCTTGTCATAAGGAAGTTGGAGTTGGATTAGGAATAGGAAGAGGACAAGCCTATCAGAAACAGCCTAGTGGTAGGTGGTTGAAGGTAGGTGGGTGATTGAAACACCTTAAACAAATAATTTGTTTAAGTTACCAAAGGAGAAGAAACTATGAGGAATATAACTGATGTTTCATCTCTAATAAGAACTATCTCATTGGGGATGGAAGGATACAGAAAACCTAGTAGTGGTGTTGAGAAGGTAGTCATATACTTATTGATCTACCTTCTTGGCTTTGTTAGTGGAATGTTATACTGCCTAGTAAAAGTAGGAATGCAAGGAGGATAGAATGAATGATAGTATCATACAGATTAGGGTAGATAGGAGACATCTAGCTACCCTGCTCAGGTATTATAATGAAAGGGGAGTTCACCTAGCTAGCAAAAGTGCACTTGGTAGACAAATAGTGGAGGACTTGTATCACATTTTCGTAGACAACAACTTAGTCCAACCTATCCAATTTACTAATGATGCAACAACCTATCTGGATAGATATTTCGGAGGAGAAATTCACCTAAATCCAGAAGGTAGGGGACTTAGGAATCTAAAGCTGAATATTCTAAACCAGGAACAAATGATGAGTGAGATAGAGAGGGAGGCGAAAAGGTTCTTCTCTCAAGTCAACCAGCAACCTAACCAACCAAATCAACCTGCTAGCCAACAACTAGATGAGTCACCAATAGTAGAAACTCAGGAACAGATAGTAGAGAGGAGGAAGATTAATAAGGAGAACTTGGAAAAGGAGTTTGTAGAGTATGAGGAAAAGTTGAAGAATCAACTAGAGCATTTATTAGATGACCCTAAAAAAGAAAAGAAGGAGGAATAAACTATGGAACAACATGAAATGCTTCATTTGGTTAGAGTTATGGCTCGTGACTCGTTTCATGAACTGGTAGAAATACATGGTCGGTGGGTAAGGTCAAATTTGAAGATGGTACTAGCAATTCTTGGTGAAGATAGTAATGAGATAACTGATGAAAAGTTGAAAAAGGCAAGACTCTATATAAAGAATACTATAAAGTTGTATCCACCTGAAACTTAAACAAATATTTTGTTTAAGGGGTGGGAGGGAGGGAAAAGGAGTAACTATGGACTTAGAAAAAATCTGGAATATTGCCAGAACCATTGCTCACTTCTCTAAGGAGGAGATAAGTGAGTTCAAGATAGCATACAGGGTAGAAAAAGACCAATACCGACTTGAACAACATCTAGAAACATTAACTCGGGAACAACGGAAGGAACTATCTTCAGCCATCCAACAATTACTCAAGGAGACTAAAGATTATGAACAAAAAGACAGCTATCAAATTCCTAAGAAAGAATAATACCAAGATGGCTAAATACAAGATAGGACAAATAACTCTACCACCCTCCTTCCTAAAAAGATGGAAGGAAGCTACTAGAGTGTGGTTAGCTGATGGCTAAGTACAAATTCAAGGGATTATTCAACTACTACCAACAAGTGTTTGAGCTCTACACTCATGCCTGTTGTCAGGACGAGGCGTGGTCTAACTTCATAACCCAACTAAGTAAAAGGATAAGAGTTGGTATTCCAACTCTACAATGCTACTTTGATGGTAGTATTGATAATTACTCTATCACGAGGGTGATAGAGAAGAAAATGAAGGAGGAGTAATATGGATACTGAAGATATTAGTGAAAGTATAGAGACTTTAGGAGGTGAATTGTAAAATGACTAAATCAATCAAAGTATCAGTAAGATTTGATCTAATAGATTATCTAGATTGTGATTTGCCAACTATAGTTGAGTTAGATAACTTAGATATTATTTATAGCATTGATAATAGAGATATTATAGTTGAAGATTTTGATGCTGAGGCTATAGAGAACTTCTTGAAAGAGAAAATATCTCTATATTGTGTTGATCAGATGTATAAGTCTATCAGGAATGTTGTGGAGTTTACTAAAAAGAGTAATTATATGATACATTATAAGCTGTTGGATGTTTTAGAAGATATGCTGAAATAACTTAAACAAATTATAACAAATAACTATATCACCTTCTTTCCTAAAAAGAGTGTTGATAACTATTCTATTACAAGAGTAATAGAGAAAAGGAGGATTAAGGATGGAGCCAAAAAGTGTAACTATTGAGATGAATACTCGGGAAGAGAAGAAACACTCAGTTAGGTTCAGGTGTAATAACGAGATGTTGGACTCTATCTACTTGAACAGAAAAGCTCTAATCAATCAGTTTGGAAGTGATAGGGTTAGTAAGGTAACTTTGACTATCGAAGTGGAGATGGAGGAATAAAATGCTAACCAAGGATGAAGTAAGGGAATTAGAAGAGAGGAAGGAGACTGCTAGACAAAAGTTGAAGATGATCTACCCAACTCTCAAACAACTGAAGGAGAGGGTTAGTAAACTTGAGGAGAAGTATGCCAAAAACTATGTGAGATTTGCTGAGGCGGATGAGGCCCTTAGTTTGAATAAGTTTAACTCTAAGAAGAAGGTTGTTGAAGTAAAAAGGCGGATAAGAGAGGAATATGATATTGACAAGATAGTTAATGGGGTAACTGATGAAGAGGCCCTAGTTCTAATCCAACAAATATTAGAAAGGAGGAATAAGAGTAAGGTGTATTAAATGTGGCAAATATTATCAAATAACGTATTGACATTTTTTGGTAGATATGCTATAATGGGCATATCCAACAAACAGGGAAATAACTCCCTGAATAAAATGAAAGGAGAGGAAGATGGAGAAGATTAAAGTAACTGCTCGTATTCCTGCCAACAAAGAAAAAGGGATTAAAGAGCAAACGATGACGGTAGAAGTTCCCTTTGCTTCTACTGCGGAAGAAGCTATCAAGGCTTATGGTGATCAAGCTGTGTTGACCAATGCAAGAGCCAACGCAGTAGTGTCTATCCAAGCTCTCATGAGGAGTAGAATGAGGGCTGGGAAAACTGCAGAAGAGATTGCGAAGGAGTTGGCCGAGTACAAGATGGGAGTTTCGATGAGGAAAACTTCTGATCCGATTGAGACTACTCTGAAAAAGGCCGAGAATATGAGCGATGAGCAACTGGCCGCTCTCATCGCTAAACTCCAGAGCAAAGTAAAGAACAAAGCGGCATAGTTGTCATTGTGGCCTCCTAGTGGAAAGGGTGGGATTAGTTTCCCACCCTTTTAAAAAACTTTGGAACAGACACAATTTGGAGAGAAGGAGTAGAAGAAGAAAATGAGTAGAAGGAATATAATGCTAGCTTATCCCTTTGAGGAAAAGCGATTAGATAGGTGGGTTCCACCTTATATAGTCCAACCGAAATTAGATGGTGAGAGGTGCAGAGCTACTCCCATCAGCACTCCGAAGTCACCTTCCCACTTCATGCTACTGAGTAGCGAGGAAAATCCCTTTTTCTCAGCACCTCACATCATCGAAGCACTAGATGAGTTGAGAGACATAGTTGGAAAAGTGGAGCTAGATGGAGAGCTCTACTCCCACTACCTACACCAAGAAGGTGGGATAGAACTAATCCATTCAATTGCTAGTAGAACAGTCAACCTTCATCCTAGATACAAGGAACTAGAATATCATATCTTCGACATAGCCCATGAGAATTCTATCCAAGCATCTAGATTGATGAGGTTAGTAGAGTTGGAGAAATATCTCAAACCACCTTTGAGAATAGTCCCTTACCAAATAGCTAACAACCTAGATGAGGTTATGAGAATTTATGATAAGTATATAGAAGAGGGATATGAGGGGATAATAGTTAGGAATGTAAAAGCTCCTTATATTAGGAAAAGAAGTATCTATATGATGAAATTCAAACCTAAAAAGACTGACATCTACAAGTGTATTGGGTGGAAGGAGGAGAAGGATATAGAAGGTAATCCGAAAGGTAGATTGGGAAGCTTGATTCTAACTTCTGACGAAGGTAGTGTTTTTAGTGTGGGAAGTGGTCTTAGAGATGAGGATAGGGAGGAGCTTTGGGAAACTAGAGATGAGCTGCTTGATAGAAATGTGCTAGTAAAATACCAACACATAACTAGTGGTAATAGAGTCCCACGTTTTCCTATCTTTGTAAAGGTTTTGTAACTTAAACAAATAATTTGTTTAAGGAGTGATAAGATGGTTGAATCTAATAAAAGAAGAGTTTACATAGTAAACAAATCCGGTCACAACTTTGAAGCTGCCAAGGAATTTGGAGAGCTAATTCCCCTCTCTGAAGGGTCAATGAATAAGTTGTCTCCAAATTCTATGTATAGAAAGTTTAGTGAAATATTAGCTAATTCTGTGGATGATGACTACATCCTACTAAGCGGCTTGAGTATTATGAATAGTGTTGCTTGTAGTATCTTCGTCCACAAACACAAAAAGCTAAATCTCCTCCTCTACACTGGTGGTAAATATGTAGAGAGGAATTTGGTTTTTGAGTAGAAGATTAGAAAGGAGAAGAAGAGATGAGTGACTACCCTATACCCTACAACTCCGCTTGGGATATTATGGATAGTACAAAATTGAAGGATGACTTCCAAACTTGTGAAAGGAAATATTTCTATCGCCACTTGCTAGGTTGGAAATCATCCTTACCAAATAATGACTTAACCTTTGGAGAGGCCGCCCATAAAGCTAAGGAATATTTGTGGCTACATGGTTATTCTGATGAGTCTATCAAGGGAGCTTTTGAGGAGTTTTTAAAAGTCTACCGCCCTGTCTTTCCAGAAGACACAGATGAAATGTATGGAGGAAAGACTCCAGATGGATGGTTGCAAGCTATGATTGGGTATGTAGACAAGTATGCTGATGACTTTGATAAATACGAAGTATTGTATACTGAAATAGCTGGGACTGTTCCAGTAGATGAGAAAAGAGTCCTCCACTTCAGGATGGATAGTGTGCTTGAGGAGAAGAGTAGTGGGAGGAAGGTTAGTATGGATTTGAAAACCAAGGGTTCCAGCTTCTCTGGTAAGAATGCTATGGTTTGGGAGAATAGCCACCTCCTATCTATCCAAAATGGCACCTACACCCACTGCCTCTACTGTTTGTATCCTGAAGAGGAAGTTAAGGGGATGATATTTGATGGAGTAGGAGTTTGGCGAACTAAAACTGAGTACAAAACTGACTACTTCCGAGCTAGCGCTTATCTATCTCCTCGCCAGATGAATGTTTGGTTGTGGGAGGTTATAGATATACTAGATAGAATGGAGTTTGAGATGGAGAGGTTGGCTAGTTGTAAGGATAGTGATGAAATCATGATGGCCTTTCCTCGTAGAACTGAAAACTGTACCAAATATTTTAGACTCTGCCCCTACCACGACTTCTGCTTAACTTGGTCTAACCCTCTCCAACATTGTTTTGAACCACCTATAGGGTTTGAGATAGATTTTTGGAACCCCTCTACTAGAGAGGAAACTGCCAGCAAGGTGGTTAGATTAGAGTTTGGGAGGAAGGGAGATGGATAAGAGAGTAGAACTATCTTCTTGTCACAAGTGTAATCCAACTACTTGGAGACCAGTTAGAAAATCAAAATACTACTACCACTGTGTCAACTGTAATAGTGTTGTAACTCATATCTTAGAAAAGATAAAGAAGGAGGAAACTAATGAGCTTGGACATCAAAGCGGAAGTTAGTAAGATAAGGAAGATGTATGAGGAAGATGTTTCCCAAAAGAAGTTCAACCTCCTACTACTTGGCGAACATGGTTCTGGTAAAACATTCCTAGCTAGAACTGCTCCTAAACCAGTCCACATAGACTCTTTCGACCCAGGAGGAACGGTTGGACTTAGGAAGTGGATTGAGAGGGGTGAGATTATTGTTGATACTAGGTATGAGAGGGAAGATCTACTCGACCCTACTGCCTATATGGAGTGGTATAAGGAGTTTGATTATAGGTATGAGAATGGATACTTTGATCACTTCGCTACCTATTGGTTGGACTCTGCAACTACTTGGGACTCAGCATTACTAAGTGCACTATTAGTAAAGAAAGGAGGTGATCCGAAGGCAATACCAGATTACAAATCCCACTACCACTATGAGAAGTTAGAGATGCGGGCGTATATTAGGAAGATGATGAACCTTCCCTGCAACTTCGTCTTGACTGGTCACCTTATTGCACGTGAAGATCAGATGAGGGGGAGACTACGCTGGCGTTTTCTAACTAGAGGCGATGGAGCAGTTATTCTACCTACCCTCTTCAGTGAAATCTACACTGCTGTCACTGAAGAGACTTCCAAGGGTGTTAGCTATAAACTCTTAACTGAGAATATAGATGACTACCCTGCCAGAAGTAGGTTGAAAGCTGATGGTTTGTTGGAGACTTATGAGGAACCCAACCTAAAAAAGATTTTGGAGAAGGCCGGTTTGCCTAGTGATGACAAACCACTAATTGATCTCACCACTGATGAAGAAAGGAGTGATGATGAGTAGAGATCTATGGAAACATAGAAGTAAAGGTATGTTGTGTAGAACTTGTATGTATTTTGTAGTTAAGGAGAGTAGAGATAAAGAAACTACTATTGGAAGATGTAGGAGACACTCTCCAACTTTGAATGGATATCCAGTGGTCTTTAAGACTGACTGGTGTGGTGACCACAAGTTAGATGGGAATGTAGTCTAAAAGTGGACTAAACTAAAGAAGGAGGAAATTTAGATGAGTATTTTAGACCTTGACTTAAGTGATGCCCAAGAACCTAGTGTCGTCCCTGCTAATGAGGAGTATAAGATTAGGATTGTTAGTTGTAAGAGTGATAATGACAAGAATGGTAATCCCTACATTCTTCCCACCTTTGAAATTCCAGATGTTCCTACTGCCAAGGAGTTTACTAAATTCTTGCGTCTACCCTATAAGGGCATGAATGCTAAACAACTTAACTCCTGCAAGTGGCAGTTGAAGTGCTTCTTTGAAGCTTTCAAGGTTGATCATTCTAAGAAGCTGAATGTGGAGAATGATTTAGCTGGTAAAACTGGTTGGGCTATCTTGGGAATTGAGAATGATGAGGAATATGGGGATAGGAACTATGTGAAGAAGTTTATAGTTCCTAAATAAGCTAATATGGAGTAGGGAATTGTCCCTACTCCAATAAATCTAATAAGATAAGTATGAGGGATAAAATGAATGTATCTATAAATTTAGGAGGTCGGCTTCTTGTCCTAAAACCAGAAACATCTTTTGAGGAAGATGTGTTATGCAAGTTCTTTCAAGATAAAAAAGTAATAGGCAGAAAAGCTATAGAAGAAAGCAAGCACTGCCTTCATCTTTATTTTAGCGGCGGAGCGGCTCTTAGAGAAAGGAAACTTGAGGAAGATGAGGAACATAAGAAAGGATAACCTCTACTCCAACAAATCTAATAAATAAGGAGTAATAAGAAATGAAAAAAGGAGATACTGCTTGGAAAGTAGTTGAAAAGTATACTAGATTGGGCACTAACTTAGCAATTTACGGAAAGTATGTAGAAAATGGTAAGATACTAGAACTTAACAAACTCTATCCACTACTTTTCCCGCGATATCGAAAGGGAAAAGTATTAGAAGCCGACGAGCGAACCGAGGGGTTTTTTGTGTTTGAGGATAAATTCTATGCCCAAAATTTTATTGATACAGAAGGTTTGCTTGAATGTGATGTCAAAATACTTCGGGTTAGACTACTCGATACCCCAAAACAGCCCAAGAGAATATTAAAATGTTGTGGTGCACATCCTATGAGAGTATATAGAGTAGTTGAAGGTCTGATGCTACCAGATGATCTGAGACCATCTCCTTCAGGCTGTTGGGCTTGTCATAAAGTAGAAGTACTTGATTAAGGAGGTGTACTATGTCTATACTATATACATACATAATCATGAAACTAGATATAGTCAGATTAATACTAAGTATAATATCAATAATTAATCTAGTAATAGCGGTTATGTTCTTAATAATAGGAGCTGAGGTAAAAGAATCTGGTGAGTATGATGAATTTCTTATCAAGGCTGCAGGGATTACAATAATACTATTTTTGGTATGTGGAATTCTAGCTGTGTTCTTGCCTGGTACTGAGCAGGCTAGGACACTTATAGAATTGGTTAGGTAAAAGGAGAAATAAGATGGACTATACAACTAATCATATCCCATATGA